TTGAAAGACGACGTCGGACGCCGCCGCAACAAGAGTCGTTGGATCGACCGTGCTGAATTGAGCGGAGGAAATTCTGGCGAGTGCTCGACCATTGGGATATGCGTTGACGAGAGACGGACCGAGTCCTACCGTGTTGCTGCGGATCACGCGGCCATCCATCCGGTAATCCATGAAAGCGTTGGCGGAGGTCGCTCCAGCCCCTTGGCGTCCCACCAGAATGGCCGACGACGGAATCGCGGCAAATGCTCCGCCGATTGAAAATGACGATCCTGGAGACGGATAGAATTCGCTGAAGCCGACTCGCGGGCTCATGTCGGACGATCGTAAGCCGATGATCGAAGCACACGGCAGCGGGGTGCCACTTGACGGGCTGAAGCCGGCGAAAAGATCGGCGTCGTTGTCGGTGAAGAGCGGGACGAGCGGCGGGCGGGTGATTGTGGTCAATTTTCGTCCGAGAATTTAATCGTGAAGTGCGGCAATGCAAGTTGCCTCCAGTCGGTTCCGTGGGATGACGGGTTGATAACGTCGTCCCATTCGATCAACCAGTTACCTTGTGGCATCAAAACTCCGTAGCCTTTGATGCCGCTGTCTCTGGCCGAAAACTGCCTGACGAACCGACCCGGTTTGAATCGCTCAAGCGGATCAGGCTCTGGAGCCGGCTTCGGCAACTCAGGCGGACGCGGAATGACGAGATGCTGGCGAATCGCCGATTCTGAAAAACATTCATGGGAACTGGTATTCGCATGGCAGCTAAGAACGCCGCACAGCATGAAGGCGACGTCAGCAAGTTCCAAACTCTCGTCGTTTAATTCGACGACCGCTAGTTGCCCATCCAGCGGTCGGCCAGGTTTCCATCCTGAATCAAACAACGACTTCGGATCGACATGGACGGTGTGCGTGCCGTCTGGACTCGTTACGGTAATGATTCCGCCGAACTCAACTCGATAGCCGTCCGACGTAACCATGAATCCGCACGCATCCCGACAGAAGCGACGGAATACGCCTTCGTTGACCACGATCGCAAGTTGCAATCCTTCAACCTCGATCCGCACATTGCCGCCAGAAATCGTACTCGTTACAAAAATCGCCCGATGGCCACGGTCCTTTAACTCGGCGTCTCTGATCGCCATTTCGCCATCTCCTATTCCACCGCCGAAACAACCGTCGTGGCCCCGTCCGCATTGAGTCGCCAAGTCACGTTCTCGACGAGCGAGCCGGGAAGGAAACCGATGATGCCGTCGTAAGTAAACACCTTCGCACGCATCGCTTGATCGCGGGCCTGAAGATAGGCAGCGACAAGATACGTGGCGAGCGTCTGCATCGAAGCGTAGTTCGTCGGGTACGTGGTCTGCTCTTGCCAAACGACTGAACCGTCCGCGATCGTCGCACCGGTTCCGGTCGGCCAAACCGGTTGCGTGCCGCCGCTTGTCCCGGCCGTGGTCGCAATGTACGTGTGCCCGTTGTCTCCGTCGACCAGTGTTCCAAGTGCGTAAGCCATTGTCGCGGTCCACTGGATTGACGCGGGAATTCCGCCGCAAGGCATCTGGGCATCGAGCGGAGCATAGATCACGTCCGTCGTGCCCGGCATCGGCGTGACTCCGCCCGGATAGGTCGTCGGCGTGACGCTCAGCACGTAATACGGGCCTTCCGTCAACTGCTGCTCCGGCGTCCCGCTGTAGACCGCCAGAAACATGACGTCAAGCGAGGCTGGAAACCATGTCGAATTCGAGTCGATCGGATTGGTCGCGTCCAAGAGCGATGAGGCCGACGCCGTTTGCAGGGTCGTGAACGTCCCGTCGATCGCACCGAGCGGCACAATGCTAAAACTGCCGCCTTGTGTCGGTTTGTAGACCAGCGAGAAAAAGACGGACGCGAGTGCTTGTTGAAACGCGGCGAGCGGCGAATCTTCGATGAAGCGGAACCGCTCCGGATTCTGTTCGGGGAACAATGCTGAGTTGACCGACGGAGCGGTCATGGCCGGCACGAGCGAGAGTTGCGTCCAGACGTTCGCCAGCATAGTTTCCCATGCCCACGGACCGACGCCCGGACCGGCACCCCCGCCGTAGAGTGTGGCCGCTGTGGGATTCTCGCTGTCGGCCCAATATTCTGCGGTTGGGACCGCCAGCGATCGCAGGTTGTACGCCTTGGTGAACGTGCTCCGCAGCATGAGGTAACGGACGTCGGCCAGTGTGCAGCGGTAGAGGGCGTTCGGATCGCCGGCAGCGCCGTAAACGACCTGCTCGGCCGTCAGGTAGACCATTTGCGACGCTGAGACTTGCGACTGGCCGCAGCCCAAGACTAGCGGTTGTGGCGTGCTCAACGACTGCCACTGAGTCACGGTCGACTGCGTGCCGAGAATCGTCGCGTAGCCGGGGCCGATGCCGCGTGGACACGAATAGGAGTTAGCGTCGCCTATCAGGTCGGCATCGTCGCCAAGCTGGTCTGCGGCTTGCATGGCCGAGATGATGGGGAGGCCGGCGAAGGAAGCGAAAAGTTGAGAGATGGCTCACTCCGCGATCTGAATGAAGCTTGATTCTTTGTGGCCGGCTTGCAAGATTCCTGTGTCGTCCGGAATGAAACAATAGCTCAATTTGTCGTTAAATCCCCATCCGACGCGGCATGGCCTGCCGCCGCTTTCAATCGCGGTTCGCACCCTCACCCATTTCGGCGGTTCGGGAATCGGCTTCGGTGCGGGAGGATCTGGGATGAAGAGGTGGGCACTGATGTCTTCCAGTTTATACGACGTGCCGTCGTGAAAATCGACGCGTCCGGCAGATATATTCTTCAGCGTTGCCACTTTGCACGCCACACCACGTAGTTCGGCGACGCAAAGGCCAGCTTGGGTTTCAGTCGGCGGACCGGGGAGCCAGCCTGAGGGCGATTGTGGTTCACACTCGAATTCATCGCAGCGGTCGCGGAACTGAGTCCATTCGGCCACCGTGTGAGACATGACCGCTCCGCTCGGAGTTGTCATTTCGATTATGTCGCCCTTGATCTCGGCACAGTACCCATCAGACCCGTTAATCGCTTGGGTCCAAGCCGCTCCGCACGACTTGCGGCAGAGGCGACGCCATTCGGATTCCGGCATCGTGACGTGCGTCGAACAATAGGAAGATGCAGCTATTGCGACTTCAACCCCGTCCGTTCCGTCTGGGGCCACAAAGACGGAGACGCCTCGCGGAATCAAGACATTCGTGTCGTTGCTTGCCCTGTAGGCTTTGATCGCCATCGTGATCGCTCCTTACTGGGGTCTATTTGACAACGTCGTCTGAGCAACCATCGTGGCAAAGCGGGACATGGCTGTCAAACTTTACGGGAGCCGCTTGGTAGGCCAAAACGCCCATGCCGCGATGCCGGATTCGAGGACGACCCGCTTGCGGCGGTAGAACTTATGCTCCCAATCGTCCAGTGCCTTCAGATCATCGGCCGAGACGTTGACGCGGAAGCCGCTGACTTCGTGGTCCGGATCGGGATTCAAATCGGAGAAGCCTTCATCAAATTCCTTGTGCTCGTAGCCTTCGATCGAGTCGGCCGTCATCGAGACTTCGTGGCCAACGACCTTGGCGAACAGTGAGCCGCTTTTCAGGCTTCCATAGACAAAGATCGGCAGTGTTTTCTTTCCGGCCGACATTTGCTCGATGCGGCCGTCCATGCTCATTTGCTGTTTTTTCTCTCCGATCGCCGACTTGATCTGGTCTGGCTTGAAAACGATATAGACGTCGGTGAATGGATTGTAACTTTCCGCCCCCGGTTCAGCCGATGTGAGATCGTAGGAGTTCTTGATGATGATGCCGTCGTAGCCAATCACGCCAGCCGGATCGGCATCGTATTTTTTCTTGTTCGCGATGATGTCGTGCTCAAGCGTCTTTCGCATCGCTTCGAGTTTGGCGAGGTCTTGCTGAGGCGGTCCCAGATCATCGTATTCCGCCCAGCCTGGATACTCTTGTAGCAAATCCCAACGCAGCTGCTTGAATCGCCGTTCCTCTTCTGTGCGATATGTCTCGATGTTATCAGCGACTTCGCCGAGCGAGTCGGCCCACGATTCGCCGTTAGCGTTGATTCGCAACGGATGCTGAATTGAGAGGTAAACCGGGCGAATGTTGCCGCCCTCTGTTTGAGCGTAGCTGTCTGCGACGTCTGGATTGCTCGCGAAAAAATAGCACGGCACGCCGATCATCGAACTTTGCGTGTTTCCGCCGATACGCGATTGAAACTGATCGAAATCCTTTCCGGTCCCATGAAACACGACCAGCGGTCGCCCTTTCTCGTCTGTCACTTCTGAATCGGAGAACCACGCCTTGAATCCTTTTCTCTCTGGCGTCTTTTTTGGTTCTGGATTTTCTTCGAGTTGGGCCTGCTGTTCTGGCGTCGCCTGCTCTAATGCCTCTGACGGAATGAACTCGCCACCTTCAAAAAATTGATTGGCGATTCTAATGCCGTTTTTCGGGGCGTGGCGAATCGCCATTTGCACCGTCTCGTCCCCCCTTGGAGGACGCCCGACGAAAAAATCAGTTTGACCGTTTCTGCCCGGTCCAAACCCATTGAAATGCCCCAACCGCTGCCGGCCGCCGTTGACCGTGAACCGCAAGTCAGTCGCAGCATAACCGCCAAACGCCGCCGCCGCCTTTTTGAAAATCTTCCGGTGACGTGGACGGATGCTGGAATCGTCCATCGAGAACTGCTGTGCGTCGTCGGCCCGTTTCTTCATTGAACGTGTATCAGGCCCTTCCATATTGTCAGCACCGTCAATCGCGTCGGCCGGGTCGCCGCCTTCGCCGGTCAACTCATCCGGCATCAGGCGTTCGATGTCCACTTCCGCCTGCACGTCGTAATCGACCTTGCCAAAGTTGAGTTGCACAAGCGGGTCCCAAACCTGCTCTTTCTCATCGAGGGCGATCTGCCGGACCGTCTGCTGCTCGCTCAAGATGAAGGCCCGGAACGGCACCGAGCGGCCCGCCCGCGAACCAGACTCGCTCACGGCGGTCACGATGTCATCGGGGATTTCAAGGCCGTGCAACGTCTCGCCGCGAAGTTCCTTGAGGTAGTCGTGCAGCCCCTGAGCCTCGCCGTTGAACTTCGGCTCGATGATGGCCCACATGGGATTTCCTTTTTCATCGAACACGGCCGGATAGCCCCAGACGGCACCCGCGGTGATTGACTCGACCATCTGCCGAGCTAAGTCGCGGTAGGGAATTTTCTGGATCACGCCGTTGGAATCCTGCCAAGTGTAGTCACCCGGAGGATGCTGAATGCCCCAACCGCTATAGACGTTTTTGTAGAACCACATGAGGCGGAGAGCGAGTGCCCCGCGTTGATCCCACTTTTCCAGCCACGTCTTATAGCAGCCGAGCAAATCCGAGCGGCCGTTCCAACTGCTGAACCGGCGATTGTGAACGTAGACGAACGACTTCGGGGCCAGCAGCTTGATTTCGCCCTTGTCGGTTAACTCGGATTTCTCGTCGCCTTCGTAAGTGGGCCCGGCCTCCGTGCCGGAGTGTGCATGAATGCGGATGCCGGCCAAGATGCCCGTCCGTGTGAGAATGCTCATGTCGGCCGAGTAAACGTCGCGGAGCCCAGCCAAGTGGACAAGGCCGTCGTCGCCCAGCTTGAACAGGTTTTCCCCGCCGCTCCGCGTGTACCATCGGCCTTCGAGCACCCGTGGCATCGTGTAATACCAAGTCGTCGTGATCTGCCGCTTGACGTACTCGGCCACTGCCGGATCGCCGTCGATGTTGAACTTTACGGTGAGGCACGGGGCATACTTAATCGCCATGCCCAGCCGAATGTCGCCGTCGAACTTCATTTGCTCGACATGGCGGATCGTGAAAACCGGCAGGCCAAGCGACGTGAGAGCCGGGAGAGCCAATCCCCAGCCGCTCGGACGGTAGCCGGCAGTGCGGAACTCCATCAACTGTCGAACGGTCTGGGGAACGACTTCAAGCATCTAGCGTCCTGCGTTGGCTTTCGCTTCGGCCGCAACAAAAGCGTCGATATATGCTTCCCATTCGTCCGCGACTTCGGCCGCGATCTGCTTTTCTTCCGGTTCCTGCTGCGTGGATCGCTGGGCTGTCATTCGTTTCAGGTCCGCGACGTAATCCTTGGTCGGGCTGTCGTCGTAAATCCGTCTCAGGGACTCGTCGGCTCGGATGCGGTCGATGGCTCTGTTGAATCCGATGCGGGCGTTTCGTCCGATGGTTCGGGGATCGATGTTTGGGCAGTAGAATGCAATCCGAACCGTTTGATAAAAAAACGGTCAAGTTCGCCCGCCTTGTCCGCGACTTTCTCGTAAAAGGCCCATGCCATGTGCAGGCTGACGTCGACGCCGAACTTATTCTTGACGTAACCTTGGACAATCAGCGTGAAGCGGATGCCGTTCTGATCCTCTTTGTTTGGCGTGAGCTTGGCGATGCTTTCAATGACTTCCAGCGGCGAGATTTTGAACGTCTTGCCGGCGATGACCAGCGTGATCCAGCCGACGTCGTCGCCGAGGTCAATCGTGTCATCCTTTGGCGGTTGATCGAAATCAGAATTTGTTGGTTGGGTCATTTGCTGTTGCCACCAGAAGTCCGGAAACGTCGCCCGTCAGCACCGTCGCCAACGTGGTCGGGTCATTTACTTGGAAAACAATGTACCAAATCGATCCGTAAAGCGTAGCCCCGAAGTAGTTCTGAAACGCTGCCGGCTCGATCTTCGAGTAAATCTGCGTCCAGCCAGATTGCTGCGTCATCTGCTGAATAACCGACGGCAATTCGACAGGCTGATTCGCTCGCAGGGCGTAGCCGCGGGAGACGACGTAGACCGGATTCTGCCCTGAAATCTGCGTCTGCGGCACGGGGAGAGTCGTATCGGCGGCTGGAATCGATGGCTGGCCAGGGCTCCCATTCCCGTAATACAGAGCCCCAAGGCTCCCGTTGCTCTCTGCCGGCGGAGTTGTCGGCAGAGGAAAATGCGTCGTCGAATTATCGCCGCTCTCCACGTGAATGCGATGATCCCAGTCTTTGTACGTCGTATCACCGAGACTGTTCTGTAGCGGATACGTGTATTGCGGCGGTTGCTGCTGCCCGGGCGTGTAATTGATCGACGATTGCGAGGATCCGGGGTGGCAATAATCGACGATCAGGTCGTCCGCAGGATTCATGTACAATCCGGCCCCACCGCGAGACAGCCACGCCGAATTGTTCATGGTCGTTTGCCAGTCGCCCCAATCTGTCGACTGCACCGGCATGAACAGGCCGGTTTTCGTCGCCATGTTGTTCAAGTCTTGCATGTTGTTGACGTAAAAACTGATCGAAAAGTTGATCCGTTGGCTATTGAATAACGACTCAGAAATGTCGACATCCTGAAGAAAACAGGCCGCGCCCTGATCCCTGATTGCTTGGACTCTTTCCTGCATGATCATCAGGGCCACGAGCCAACCCCATCCGTTCGCCTGCGGTTTAACAATTTCAACGGAACCGCTGATCACGCAGTTCGCGATGACAAAATTACCGTTCGCCCTGTCGCGTTTCGCTCTGGATCGTTGGGTGACTTGGATATCGCTGACGAATTGCGGATAGGCGTTTTGACCGGCGACCTCTTTACAGACTCCGACAAAATCCATGCGGCTCTTGTCTTCGCTGATTTTGTAGTCCTGACTGACCAGAATGAAGCCAAGTGGGACCTGAAATTGAAATGCGTCACGCTGTTGATCGGCGTTGTAAGTGATGCTGGTTGCTCCGGGACTTGAGCGATTCAGGGCGATCGCCAAGTGTCCGTGCGTCGTGACCGTCGTTAATCCCGTCTGGTTGATCGAGAAATCCTGCGTCCAAACGTAGTCGAGCAACCGATTCTGTTGGCCGACAAAGCTATAGGAGCTGGGGCATTGGGCGATCGCCACCTCGCACGTCCAGTGAACTTGCATCACCGCATTGGAAGCAACGGGCCGGTACGCAATCGCCTGTGACTTGGGACCGTACAGCACGTCCACGTTTTGCGAGGTCGTATTGACGCTCAGGCCACCGTAGCCCAGTCCGCTGAACTCAAGAGGTCCGCCCGGCTGATTGAGCAGGGCCATAATCATCTCGGAATTCATGCCCGCATCGCCGCCGCCGCCGCCAAGTCCGGTGATGTCGTCGCTAAGGACAAAATCCGTCTCAAGTCGATAGACGTTGTAGAGATTTGTGCGATTGGCACTATCCGGCTGCGGGCGGCAAGAGAATCGCGTATGGACACGCGGCCCGGCAATGGTCACGCCGTTGTAAGAAATCGTGCCGAGTGCTGGGAGAGTGATTGGCATAAATCAGGGGACGTTCTTCGGACCGCCGATAGCTTGACGGCCGGGAATTGCAGTTCTTTTCCCTTGGTGGGCGGCGGCCCTTTTATTTTGGAATCCTGGAACTTGCATGTTGAATAGGTCGTTCCAGTTCTTGTCGTCCATGTGGGCATCGCCCTTGAACTCGGTCAGCTTTAACTCGTTGAGGTGAATCCAGAGGAGGAGTGCCCTCTTGGCAAAATCGAGCGACTGCACGATGTTTCCCGAGCCTGGAAACGCTCCCGCAATACCTTCGGCCACGCTGTAGGCAAGATCAACAAATGTGCTGCTCAAGTCCACAGACGAAAGCCAGAGGTTTACTCCGTTCAGGGTCTCCGCGAGTTTTTCCATAGCTGCCGCAAGAATCGGCTCGAACTGCTGCGTCAAGTTGGCTTTTGTGTCCTCCCACGATTGATCGATACCGAATTTGCGTTCGGAGAACTGAGACAGGTAGGGAGAGATCGCTTGTGATCGCATGAAGTCCAATTGAAGGCCACGAACCGAAAGAGATGCCTGCGTTTCCTGGAACAGACTGCTCAATTGGCCATAGCGAGCGGTCTGCTCGTTGATCGACGTGACAAGGGCATAGGTCGCACCCGTCAGACCGGCGACTGCCGCCGCCCCCGCAGCGAGCGGGGCTGCGATCGCCATAATGCCGGCGGCTCCCCCGAGTCCGGCTGCCGCACCTGCTCCGCCGACTCCGCCGCCACCGACGATCCCGGCCGCACCGCGAAAGCCCATCGACGCGATTTGGGCAACGCGACCGCCGCGACCCATGACAGTGCCGGCCGCCTGAAGGCCGACGGCCATTCCTCTAAGGTTTGCCGCCGCGTGGTGACGCTGCAAACGCCCGGCGACGACAGCCGCCCGCCGGGCGGCGTTGGCTGACCTCTGGCTTGCTTGTGCCACTCGTGCCGTTTTCTGGCGTTGCTTTCGACGTCTCTGACGGAGCAGGTTAACGGCCTTTGCTTGCCGCTGTGGGCTGCCGCGTTGGTGCATCCCGCGAGGTGTCACGAAACTCTTGATCGGAATCGGCCGTGCCGCCGCTCGCTGTTGATGACGTCTGCGACGGATCAAGCCTAGTGCCCGTTGACGTCGCTGCGGACTGCCACGCTGATACATGCCACGCGGTCCGCGTTGTGCTCCCTGTGGCTGCTTTGTCGTCGGTTGCTGGAGCGATTTGTACTGGTCGAGCACGCCCGCGAATTCTGCCGCCTGCGGGATGTTCGACTTGGCAAGCGATTCGAGCGACTTGAAGACTTCGCCCAAGGCTTCCATCCCGCCGCGAATCGACTGCATCGCCTCTTTGGCGGACGCTTCGTAGGCGAGGTCGCGTTGCTGGCCGCCAGAGCGAACCGATTGCCGGTAGGCGGAGTATTTGGACTCTTCCGAGACGAGCCGCTGTTGATACTGCTTGAACTGGTCAAGGTCGCGTTGAAAGGCACCTGCGACGCCGGCACCGGCTTCAGCGGATGGGCCTGGGCCTAAACCGGGAGCTGCGGCAGGCTGGCCGGATGGCTGCTCGCCTTCGCCCTCGATGACGATCCGAAGTTCAGGGTTGTCGCCAGCCATGATGCGGCCATGATACTAAACCGCCGTGAAGAATCTCAGGCCGGAGTTGACGTAGGGGTAGAGCCGCATCGAGAAATTGAGCATGCGGGCGTTGGAACTGAGCATCGTTTCTCGGCTGAAGTTCTCGTCGATGATCGCCTGACTCCCGGCCAAGTTCGTCGGGTTGCCGATTGCCGGCGTTCCAGTTGCCGCCGTGAGCGAAACTTGCTGTGCGAGACTGCTGCCGACGTCCAAGAGGCCGACCGGGTTTCCGCCGCCGCCCGTGTTCATTGCACCGAACGCCGACCCGTATGGCCACCACGAGCCGATCGCTGAAGCGTACTCGATGCCCGTCCAAAGCAAAAAGACATCACCGCCGCGGAACACGCCTTCGATCGCGGAATCGCCGTAACTGTCAGATCGGACCATTTCCTTATTCTGTGTCGCCCGGAGACGGTATCCGCTCTGGGATTGGCCGAGCGATGCGGAATTCCAAGAGCCAGTGTAAGCTCCAGCGATGACGGTCGCGAGTCCCAAGGTTATGCCCCCTGTGCTTTCGGCGTTGCCACGTTTGCCGGCTGCGTCGGCAGAGGCGGGACGACAGTTGCGGGCGACGGCGTCACGTCGGCCGGCGGACTCACCGAGGTAGCAACAGCCGGAATCGGATTCGCCGGGCTGACTCCCGTTGCCGGAACCGGATCACTCGGTACGTTTGCCGGCGGAGTGATACCAAATGCCGCCCACTGCGGATCATCGGCCGTCGTTCCCTGCTCAATCAAAAGCGCCAGAATGGCCGCCTGCCAAACTGGCGTTGCCCGGCACTTGGCACACGTCACGCCGTTTGCTTCCGGCGTGCATGGATAACCCTTCAGGCTGGTGACGGTCGGATTGCAGGCAGGTCCCATCGGAAACGACGTGACCCGCTGCTGGCCGTGGTCGAAGATTTTTCCGGTGAACGTGCCGCCCGTGACCGGGGCCATGAAATGCTGATTGATGCGGTACGACTTGATCTTGCCGATCTTCGCCGCGGCCTCGTGCATGGAAGTCCCGGCGTTCGGTGCGGTCGGCGTTCCAGTGCTCATTTAGACCAACTCCGCATCTTTTTCGGCTCGCTCGGCTTCGATGAAGTGAAGCGTCTGGGACACACCAGCCCGCCCGGCATCTTTGGCGTCCTCCGCCCCCCACCATGCGGAGCCACGCGGCATCGGGTTGTCGGCATACGAGAAATGGACCGGTCGGTAAAAGATCGACTGTCCGCCCACCAACATTTGATTCGCCCGTTGCATGATCTGTGGGTAGTTGCCATGAATCAGACCTATCATCGCACGGGCGGCATAGTCGAGCCGGAAATCCTGATCCGACGTGATTTCAAGTCCCCACTGCGAAAGCGGGATGTTTCCGGCCCGCACTGAAATCGTGAGATCGATTCCGAAGACTTCGTTCAGCCAGTCGATGTCTCCGGCAGTGTTCCGCCAACTCGCCTCATGGATGGAAACAAAAAGTTTCGCTCCCATCTGAACAGGAGCGGCAGTTACCATCGGACGGATGTCTTGATCTGTCAAGCCGAATGTCTCTCGCGTGACGGCGGCGATGGCCATTCTGTAAGCGTACGAACTCACGGCCCCGCCTTCACCAAATACTTCTGCAAAAACGCACGAACGCCCCTGATCGACCGCCGCAATTCAACAGCGATCGCCACGCCGCTCGCTTCGCCAGATTCGGCCGTCATCGTAATCGTGATCTGCGACCTGCCCATTTCAATTGGCTGCACGATAACGTCGTACCCGTAATCGCACAGAGATCCGACAGACCGATCGACGAATCGCCCGCTGTACCGGCCCTCCCGGCTCGACCGCTCGATGCGAAACACTTCCCGGCCGTACTTCGTTTCCTTCGATAGCGTGATGATGTCGCCGGCCGTCTCGATGACGTCGGCCCCGGTGCTCGTTTCCAGTTGCTTCGCGTTCTTTTCAATCCAGCGGCAGACCGTGCGGTAATCGTAGTCGACCTCGATCGTGTCGGTTTGGCGGCCTTGGCCTGCCTGTGCGATCGTGACGACGAGCAGGAGTGAGATCAACACGGTCAGTCGGATCATTATGAAATCCAGTCTCCGAATTTCCATCCAAGCCACGAAGCGAGCACGGAAATGCAAAGGCCGCCTAACAGACCGGCAATGATCGGGTCCATTATTTATGCTTCTCCCAATGGCGATGACTGTTGAGAGAATCGACGTCTTTCCTCAATTTTTTGTTCTCGTCGGCGAGAATCTTCATGCCGGCCTTCAGCCCCTTGATTTCCTTCTCGCACGTCGTGACACGTTCCTCGAAGCTTGGCGGGTCCTTGGCGAAGCCGGCCGCGAGCGAGAGGCCGAGAACGAAGCCGAGCAGTGAACCTTTCATCGAATCTCCGATACGTATCGGTCAGGCTGCCACCTGGGGTCTCGACAGGATAAACGCCACTCGCTGCATGATACCCTCGAAAATGATCGGAGCAATCACGCGACGGTAAGACGCTGGGAAGTAGTTGTCCGCCGGCCACGGGAGACGCGGTGGAAGAATCTGGTTTCCTTCAGCGTCATGCGTGCCGAAAAACACGAATTTTGCATATGGGGCACGGCCGTCAGCGTTGGCCTGAACCGAGATAATGGCTCGTGCCGTCAACAGGACTCTGCCCTGAATAGAATCGAGCAACTGCCCGGTGTCGATCAGCGTCAGCCCCTTGCGTTTCTTGGCCGCCCCGCTTTCCTTCCAAACGATCCCGTCTGAGCCGCGTCTGATGTAAGCCTTGGCAATGAAGTCTCGCTTCACCTGATCCGCCAGAGCCTCAGCGGCATCTTCCACGACGCGATAGGCCCAAGGTTCGGTGCACTGGATCAGTTCGCGGACGACTTGCGAGATGACGGCCCGCACCTGTCTTGACGATTTTACGTGGACCGTGCGGATGTCCATTTTTCAAGCCATAAAACAGGCGTAAGTCGTTATTAGAGCTAGCGTTAGACTCCACAGGTCAACCCATAAATCTGAGGGGTCTAGGAATCTTTGGAAGGCTGAGGTCTGATCGTTTGATGAGAGAGTCTGGGAAACTCGCATCTTCGTGATCCCAAACCGCTGATCGACCCGAATCGCCGACTCCCAAGCCCCAAGTTCAGACCGCGGCACGGTTAGCGGCACTTCGCACCCCGCCTCGTTCCGCTGAATCCGCTCCAATTGGTCGATGATCTTGTCGTAATCGGCCTGCAACCCGGATTGGACGGCGTTATCACGCCGGATGATCTCCACGCTGGCGATGATCGCACAAGCCCAAGTGACATAATCGTTTCCGACTAGATTGCCGGGATCATACCGCGTGTCGAGGTAGAAGTCGATCTGTGTCGAGGCTCGGTTGATCGCGTTGTCGATGTCCCACGTCGTGACCGGCGAATTCGTGTCGCCGTCTTGGGCCATGAACGACTGGAGTCCGGCCCGGCGGAGAATGTACTGGATATGGGACTGGTCGCAGTAGTTGGTTGTGGTGGTCATTTATCACCGAAACCGCCTGATTTATAACCTGATGCGGAAATTTTATCACAGAATCGTCCGCTTTTATTACCAAACAGGCACTCTTTGTACCAAGCGAGCGGGCTGACTCGTGAAAGTCTCGCCCGCTCGTTGGCTCCAGTGGCGGCAACCCGAATTGCGTCCGGTTTACGGTGTTTTCGGCGGCACGACTGCGGCCGGCGTCACCGCGGGCGTCGTAGCCTCTCCAATGCCGGGCGTCACTGCCGGCGGAGTGGTAGGAACAGCCGAAGTCGGTGCCGGCGGAGGTGGAACAACGACCGGGGCAACCGGCGGAGGTGGCGTGACAACCGAAGTTGGAGCGACAGTTGATGCCACAACCGGCGGTGCCGGCATAGGAGGCGTGGACGGTGCCTCCTGTTTCGTTTTGTCGGACGGCTTGTCCGGCGGCTTGGGTGCGTTCGGATCGGTCCTGTCGATCTTGGCTTCGTCCAAGAGCAAGCAAAGCAGCCGGTGAATCTCTTCCAAGGTCACTTTTGGCATCGCGAGCGTCTCCGGCCGTTATGTGATGTTCGATCCGAGCGTCCCAAGCGGGTGCCAGTAGGCATCCACGTACAGCACGCCGCCCGTGACGTTGGCCGTCGCGTAGGTCAGGATGATATTGCTGGCGACGAGAATGTCTTTGAGGGCTGACCCAACCGTGGCCGGCGAAGTGGATTCCCAGAAGTCCCCGGCGATGAGCGTCGTGGCGGTGGTCGGGGAGATGATCCCCGACGTGTTCCCGGCAATGCCGAGAGCCATCGTCGCGGAAGTGCCGGTCAACGTCGCCTGGACGTAAATTACCAGATACCGGATGAAGACTTGGCCGCTGACCGTGAACAGCGTATCCGGCCCGCTCGTCAGGCCATTCGTCGACCCGTTGTAGGTGAAGGTCTTCTGGGACCGCTTGAGGATCCCCGACAGCAACGGAAATGACATGGAGAAACCTCTCGCTCAGTAACCGTAAGCGGTCGCGTACCCCGAAGCGTAAGGCACGTAATTGCATGGGAATGCGTTGTCGAGAGCGAACAGCAGCGTCGCGGTCGGATTCCACTGCCACGTCGTCCAGGCCGAGAGTCCCATTTTGACCACGGGATTCTGATTCGGCCCTTCCGCGATCGGCTCGGAACCGATGGCCATCTCGAAAAAGAACGGGTCCGGCGTCCGCGGTCCGAACCAGAACGAGCCGTCCGCGACGAGTTTCGTCTTGGTGTAACTCGAACTGCCGGTGCCGGGGTTTTCGGCCGTCTGCTTGCCCAACTGCAAGACCGTGTCCGTGATGATGAACTCCAGCCACGGCGTGCAGGCGAGACGACCGATCTTGAGGTTACTCGGGGCCTCAATGGTCCCGGACGGACGCCGCGTGTATTCGGAAAACGGCGTGTTGGAGATGCCGGCCTTCATGGCGACAAAGTCATTGGCCGTGATGTACGACCAAAGTTGGGCACCACAGACGATCCGCTGGAGACCGATGCCGACCAAGTTCTGCATCGCGATGTCGATCAACTCGAACTGCGTCGGGATGTCGGTCGCGGACGAGGACCAGTAGCCCGTGATGATGTTGCCGGCCCCCAGCATATTCAACTGGTTTTGGTTGCCGGACGGCATCTGCCAGTTGTACGTGATGAGATTCGTGCCGGACGTGTAATCGATATACAGGTCGTTGCCGTTCGGATGTGCGTAGGCCAAGCCACGCATCATGCCGCCCAAGAGCACGGCCCTGAAGTTGGCCGCCCGCTGACCCATGAACCGCTGTTGCCGGCGAATGAACGACGTGCCCAGCGTGTCGTAGACATTGGAATTGCCGCCGATCGGCCGCATGTTGTGCAACTCTTCCGCGGACAGCGGCAGTTGCTCGTGCATACGCGGAATCGTGACGTTGACACGACCGACTGCCTGCCGCGTGACGGTCTTGGCCGCTTCGCCCGGCATCGTGGTCATGCCGACTGATCGGCTGTTGTTGAACACGTCGTAACCGTGGGCACGATGGCCGACCGGCAATTCGCACGGTCCGCCGGGAGTCATGCCAAACTCGGCCAAGAGCGGCATTTCCGCCGTCGCGACGCGGGAAATGACCTTGGTCGTGACGATGGGCGAGAGAAGTTGTCTGACTGTCGCGTTTGCCACGTCTCTGACTCCTGTCTTTGTCTCTCAGGTGACAAGCGACGTTGCCTGTCGTCCCGTTTCCCGTCGTCTCGGATTAGGTGATGGTCAAAGTGGTCGCGTTGACGCTGTACTGGCGGAACAGCCAGACGTAATTGGTGCCGTCGAAAATGCTGAGGAAATCGACGTAGGCACCGCGTTCATGCGAGGTCGTGTTGAACGCGACGTTGTTCGATGCGATGGCGTTGTCGGAGTAGATGTTGGCGCCTTCCGACGAACTGATTTCCATCACCTGCTGGGCACGGTTGACGAAGCCGAAGTAGTACCCGTAACCGAGCGGAGTCGTGATGGCCGGCAGTGTGAAAACGGTCGTCAAGCTGCCGTTGGCGACGAACAGCGTGCCTTGATCGGACGACAGCAATTGGTAACTCGCCGTCTTGGGAATCACGCATTTGTACGGGAAGTAACTGAACTGCTGCGGCAAGTCGTCGTCGAAGATGAACCGGCCACGCATTTGGCTGCGGGCCTGCTGGTCAAGACCGATGATCGTGGTCGACTTCACGGGGCCACCGACGAGCACCGCACACGCCCGCGACTGATCCGCATTCGAGTACGGGTCAAGCATGTCGAGGTCGATCGCCAGAATGGCCGTGGCGATTTCGGTCCCATCGACCGCCGTACCGCTGTATTGCAGGTAGTTGTTGGACGACGTCTGAAAACCAAGCAAGAGGCCGGGCCGCAAGAACGTGGTGGGCGTGTTGCCGGCGTCGACCGTGGCGGAGTTGATGACGCCGTAATCCCACAGGAACGGCCCGAAGAATCCGCCCCAGCCGATCGTCCCTTCGATCGACTGATAGATGTCGGTCTGGCCCGGAATGTTATAGGAGCCGAATCCGCCTGCTGTCGACATCTTTGCTCTCCCCGAACCGGACTGCTCTCGTTAAACCGCTTGATTCCGGGCACCCGTCCGCGACGGCTGCTAGTTCGTCTTGGTCAACTCTGGTTCGTTGCCGTAACCCATGAGGCGTGCCGCTTCGGACGCGAACTTTTCGGCTTCCTCTTCCGTGATGTTGCTGCCGTCCGGCGTCATAAACGGGTCGCGTGGCTCTTCCCGCGTCGCCATTTGCTGAACTCGCTGCTGATCGTCCCATGCCGCTCCATCCCGCATCCGGTCGGCCATACGAAGCTCGGCTTCAAGAATCGCGTCAGCCGGAGCGTCGGCCGCAAACTGGTACGTGCCGGCCCGTTGTTTCATTTCGTTGGCGACTTCCGGGCTGATCGCACCGCGTTTGAGGTTGGCGTCGATCCGCTGAAGGTACTTTTCGCGGCGAAGCGTCGTAACTTCCGCCTGGAGAGCCTTTTCGGTCTGCGACATTTGCACAACAGGCTCCGGTTTCGGCTCCGGAGGCTTGGGCGTTGGCTCGGTGGGCGTCGGATGCGGCGGCTTCCGCTCCGGGTCGATCGACATTTGAAACACACCGGCATCGGCCAGTTCCATGATCCGCTTGGCCTCGTCGGCGGTCATCTTGCCAGCGGCAACGGCCTCGTCGAACTTCGCTTTCGCATTGGCGTCGATGGACATAACAAGCACCGATGGTTCAGTTTTGAGCGGGGCTTTCTTCCCGCCGGGTTCTTGCATCGACTGGCTTCCGCCGGCCAGCCCTTTGTTCGCAATCGAGTACGTTTCGGCCGCTGCCAAAAGTACCTTCAAATCACCGTTCCAATTCTCGGGCACCGCGATTCCGAGATTCCTGAGGCAGCAGACGAGTTTTTCGCGTTCCGTGGGCGGTTTCTTGCCCTTTGCCTTTTCGCCTTCCGGGTCATTCGGGTCGTACTCGTCATCGACGGTCTGCCTCATGCCGGATTCGTCGTACATCGGTTCGCCGGCCATCTGGATCACGGGATACTTTTCGCTCGCCGCGTCCAAACTGAGGGCCTGAACCGCCTTGAATTCCTTGGTTTGCTGCGGATTGAGAGGCCGCGGCGTGATCGCCATATGGCTGATCGCCCGCCGATATGTCTTGCCGGTCAGGGGATTCGTGTACCGGCTGAGTTGCGGGCTGACAAAGCTGCCCACCTTCTCGATGCGGTCCGCATCCTCGTCGCGTGCAATTTCGATCCGTGCCTTGACCTTTCCGTCCGTGTCGCGGAACAGATCGGTCATCCAGCCGGCCGTCAGATAATCCCGCTCCCGTTTCTCGATTTCCGAGCGATTCTTGCCGTCGACAGGGTAGCCCATCTGGTCGAGAGCATCCGGGTGAGCGAACGGGACTGGAATCTCCAGCCCGCTCTTCTGCATGTCGTGGAAGTTCTCGATGAATTCGTCGAAGTCCTTGTCGGTGACTGTGACTGCGGCCCCTTCCGTCAGAAAGGTTCCTGGTCGTCCGACTTCTTTGATGAACTCTCTGGGCATTGGTCATCCTGAATCGCAAACTCAGGGACAACGGCTACTCTGTCAAGCCCATTGTCTCAGCCAGCGAGCAAAATCCTTTACAGCCATGTCCGCGAGGGGCAGAATGGCGAGCATGAAAACGATTCATCGAACAACGATTTCCGCACAGTGTCCACATGGACATGCCGATCTTTACGACGTCGAATTTCACACAGCGTGCCTCGTGCTGGTCGAGAGCCTACAAAAGGCGATCGACGAATCTGTCGGCACTCCGGCGTATCAGGAAGAATTGACGATCAAACTGGCAGAGAAGTCCGGTTGCCATGTCGTTACTCGCGGTCGGCATCTCAAGTTTGAAACTGAATGCACGGCGGATCCATGATCCATTACCACGGCACGCCAGTCGGCGGCTCGCGAGAACAGGCGACGAAATTCTTGAAGGGCCGTCACGCGATGGTCTCATTCGCCCGCGATGAAGATTTGGCGGTCGCGGCTGACGTCTGCCAATCATTCGCGATCGACAACGGGGCATTTACGACATGGAAGCAAGGCAACAAATTCGATCCGAACGAATTCACGGATTGGGTAGGAAACAATTGGGCGAAACACCCGGGATTCGATTGGGCTTTGATTCCCGACGTTATCGACGGGACCGAGGAAGAAAACGATCTTCTCATTAATCGGTGGCCGTTTGAAATTCGTGGTTGCCCGGTGTGGCATCTTCACGAGTCGCTCGACCGCCTTAAAAAACTTTGCGGTTTGATCCAGTTTCGTGCCGTCGCTTTCGGCAGTTCCGGCAAATGGAGAACGCCCGGAACGGACGCTTGGAAAACACGGATGGGCGAGGCCTTTGACGCGATCTGCGACAGTGACGGTCGGCCGCCATGTCGATTGCACGGCTTGCGAATGCTGGCGTCTGATATTGTTTGTCGGTTCCCGTTCTCGTCGGCTGATTCGACGAATGCGGTTCGCAATTCGAGTCTCTATGGGCGATATGGCTGCTACTGTCCCCCAGAGCGTTCACAGCGAGCCGAAAACAACGCCCGCATAATCGAGGCGATCAACAGTCCGCCGGTCTGGAAACGCACGAATCTGCAACTCTCGCTCGATGAACTTTGGGGATGAAATGACCATCGAAGACCTAATCGCCCGCGTCCGCTTCCGCACGCCACAAGCCGAAGTGAACAAAATCCGCGACCGTCACCCGGAATATCACGCACAGAAGTTCTTCGACTCGGTCACGTTCGGTGCCCAAGCGTGCCATCAGGCCCAGCGTGTCGGGCTGTTCGACGCGAAGCCGGGGAGGCTGCTCGACATTGGGTGTGCGTTCGGGTACTTGCTTGTCGCGGCGGAGGAGTTGGGGCATTGGGCCGGCGGCATCGACACCACGAGCATGTGCATCTTCGATGCGTGCGAACTTTTCAACGTCCGGTATTTTCCGCAGAACGTGAAGGCGTTCGAACCGCTGACTATCGACCATCAGGGATACGACTTCATCACCGTTTTCGGCGTCAACTTCGCGGAGGGCGGCCGATTCTGGGGCTTCGAGGAATACGACTTTTTCTTCCGCGACTGCGTGAGCCGGCTGAATCCTGGCGGCATCGTGTGGGTCGAATACAACCGCGGCGAACAGACGTCATGGCTTGCCGATGCCAAGTGGCCCGGGATGAATTTCGAGGCTGTCGACAATCGGATTAGGATAAAAAAATGAGTCACACTCCTCCGTGGGCAACGCTGATTTTCGCTGTCATGTTTTTCATGACGGCTCAGCTCGTCGGGATCGAAATCAGAATTGAAAAGAGCAAAAAGCCGTTTGACTATTGCATTAAATACCTTGCGTGGGGCATCGGATTTTATTTGGCAATCGTCGCCATTCGTGCCGATGGCAGCTTCATTCCGTGAGCGTTGACAATCGGATTAGGATTCGGAAATGACTGGACGTCTGCCGGTAATCGAAGCTTGCTACCGGTGCCCGTATGCCTCACGCAAAACACACAGCGAGGACATGGGCGGCTCGCAACGTGGAACGCACACGTATTTCCTAAGGTTGTATTGCACGCATCCAAACGGCAAAGACGACGGGAAGATTTTCGACAATTCGGCTGATGAGTTTGGAGAGCATTTTCCAATCATCTTGGGCGAAATAGACATTCCAGAATGGTGCCCACTTCCGAAAGCAGAGAAATGACCGATCGACCGATACGAGTGGCCTGCCTCTGTGATCGCGCGGGATGGTGCTTCGAAAGCCGAGCACTTCAGATTCAAAAGCACGCCCCGCCGCACCTTCACATCGACGTCCTGCACATCGGCTACAGCAGCATCGAGCACGAAATCGTCTGGCCGCTCTACGACGTCGTGTTTTGCATGTGGCCGCAAAAGACGTCAGAGGTCCGGGCGATCCTCGACAATCTCGGCCTCAAGACGCCACTGATCGCCGCGTACAACTCCGGCACGCATCGGCCCGGCTACGGCCTCGAAATGACGGCCGCTGCGGATTACGTCATCGTCAACAATTGGGGCTCGTGGGCTCACGCGATGGCCAAGTCATTCGGACGGTTCAAGGGCTGCCACATTTCCAACGGCGTGGACATGGGCTTCTATTGCGTCAAGCGACCGATCGCCGAGCGGCCCAACCGCGTGCTGTGGATCACGTCCGAAACGAAGGCTCAGGACCCCGACGACGTCAAGGGCTGGCGGACGCTGCTGAGACCGCTGGAGCCGATGCTGCGTGAGAAAGGCATCGAGTGCGATTTCCGCGTGGTGAAGCCTGAAGAGGAAATGACGGCCGAACGGATGGTCGATTGGTACAACAGCGGCTCAGTGTTTCTGGTGACGTCCAAGAGCGAGGGGACGCCAAACACGGCTCTTGAGGCCGCGGCTTGCGGGTGCGTGATCGTGTCGACGCCGGTCGGTAATCTCACGGAGTTGATCCAGCCGGGACGCAATGGGGCCATCTTCGAGCGCGGCGGTGATGCGGACGTGCTCAAGGCGTTTGAAGGAATCGAGGCTGCGTTGGCGAATCGGGAAGCGTGGTCGGCGGCGATGCGTGAATCGCTGATCGGCGGCGAGTGGGAGTGGTCACGAAGGTCGCGGTTTTACCATGCCGTTTTCAAAGGCGTTCACGCTCGCTACGCCGTGGATTTCGAGGACTCATCACGTAACAGCGTAATCGGCATGCCGCCGTTCACGTACCTGACGGCTGATCTTGAGCAGATTGACGGGTCGGCTCCGCCGTTTTAATGCCGAGTATTTCGTCGATCCTGTCACGCAAATCGCACCAAGCGTCGACTTGTGCTCCAGACCAACTCTGCTGCAACGCGAACTGGATCGGCACCCGGGACTTTTCTAGCAGCCGTCGCAGGCACGCGATTTCATCAAGCAATTCAAGGCCGATCTTCGGATCTTCCATCCATCCGAGCGGGCCAGTCATTTTCTTGAGACGAAACTTGAGATCGTCTTTGTCCGCTTGATTCACAACCGTTCCCTCCACCCCTGCACAATCTCGACCACGATCTCTTCCAGCGTCCGCGACACAGACCAGCCCGGATAATCATGCATCACGCGGCGAAGGTCCGAATAGTAGCAGATGTGATCGCCCTTACGCGGCTGATCCACGTAGACCGATTTCATCGGCAGTCCGGTTACCGACTCGACCAGCTTGAACGCTTCGAGGATCGAGCACGAATTCGCTTTGCCGCCGCCCAGATTGTACACGGCCGCTTTGCGTGGGGCCTTGGCGAACTCTTCGACGAACCGGGCCACGTCGACCGCGTGCAGATTGTCGCGGACCTGCTTGCCTTTGTAGCCGAAGATTTTGTACTCACGGCCTTCGAGGTTGCAGCGGACGAGATAGCTCAGGAAGCCGTGCAACTCGACGCCGGCATGGTTTGGCCCGGTGATGCACCCGCAACGCAGGCAGACTGTCGGCATGTCGAAGTATCGGCCGTACTCTTGGACCATTAGATCGGCGGCGAGTTTGGAGACTCCGAATGGGGAGTGTAGGCAGACGTCTACGCTCAACATTTCTGTGATGCCCTCAAAGGCGTTGCTCATTCTGTGGAAATCGTATCGGTCTTCACTTTCAGTGTGCATGTAAAAATTAGGCCGGTCCCCATAGACCTTGTTCGTCGACAGAAACACGAACGGCGATTCAGGGCAATGCTGCCGAGCGGCCTCCAACACGTTCAGCGTGCCCACCGCGTTGATGTCGAAGTCTTCGAGCGGAATCTTGGCTGAAAGGTCGTGCGATGGCTGCCCGGCTGCGTGGACGATCAGGGAGGGTTTAATCTTGCCGATTCGCCAGTCCATACGGCGTCGATCACAGACGTCTTCGTGCATGAAGTTTCCGTTGCACCACTTCAATGACCGATCGTTACCAAATGAATTCGGACCATCACCGAGCAATTTTCTACGCCCATAGTTGTCGATTCCGAAGACTTCCCAGCCCAACTCGGCGAAGTGCCAGCAGACCTCCGAACCGACGAGGCCCGATGAGCCGGTGACGAGGATTGTTTTGGTCATTGGTCGTCTTTCAAAAAGAAAGCGTTGTTTTTGACGATGCCGGCCGCTTTCCAAAATTGCCATACGCAGCCGAGTTCGGCCGCAATCAGAATCAGCAAGTTGACGATCATAAGAGGCAACGAGCACCAATAATTGAACTTATCGCCATGATTCGGTAATGACGCTGCGATTGAATCGTTGCAGAGTCTCGCGGCAACCGCGATCAGCCACCACATCGCGATCAATTTGAAGTTCTTCAAGCGTTCCCCTTCTCCGCCAAAATGACACAGACGCCAACGCCCCAGCCGCATGAATTGTAGTTGTCGTTGACCTCAATCTTCAGCAGCACACGCCAGCCATTCGCCGCAATCGCCGCCTCAGTCCCACGTCGCGGCCCGATCCACGACCAGTCGTCGACGATCAGGATGAAGCGGTCCGCGAGGATTGGAGACAGGCGAATCATTGTGTCCCGAGTCGCCTCTTCGGAATGATGAGCATCGTAGAACAATACGTTCACGTCTTGCGGCCCATGCTGAACCGAATAATCGACCGCAACCGTGCCGCTGCTCACAATCGTCCTGACTTTGTATTCATTCTCAAATTTTCGGAGATTGTCCTGAAGCGTCTTGAGGTCTCCGCCGAACTGAGAGAAATTGTCGATTCCGCAGAAGTTGCCTTTGTTATTCCAAGCGGCAGCAATCAAGCTCGCCCCGTGCAACGTCCCGACCTCAAGATAATTGCACCCATCGAAGTCGCAGATCGCATTCAGCAGCCTCCGCAGTTTCGGCGTGGCGAACCCCGGCACGGCGAGTACCGCTTCGTTCAGACGCCAGTCTTGGGCGAATGAGAGGACGATGCGTTCGATGGAGAGGGGATCGGTCATTAATGAAATCCTGCCACGAGGCAGCACGCTAGGCAGACAATCAAAATGGCACGTATCACAAAGGCAACGCCGCGATCCAGCGGTGTCGTCTTCTGTTTTTCGGATGGCACTCCAAGATCGATCATCAGCCCAGTGCTAATAACAGCGGCGATCAATAACCATCCCTGTTGCTCAGTCACGATTGCACCGCCTGTTCGATTTCGGCCCAGAGACGGGATGCGACGGAAGCTGGGGAACAGTCGTGGACCTGCATCCGGCGAAAGTGGTCTGTCGCGTCGTGATGTTGATCTAATCCACGAACGGCCTGCCCGACAACTTCCGCCAAGTCGGAGAAGTCCGGCTTGCAGGCGAAGTGCGACGGAAACCCGGCAAGATGCTCGGCACACGGTTTTATTAGTTGGCATCCGGCGAAGATCGCTTCCCAGTCTCGCCAAGCTATCTCGCCCCACCCGCAGGGAGAAACCACGCACTTTGAGTTGAAAAGCAGATCGTCGTACTCGACTTGTCCGAGTGGACGGCCAGAGGCTGCCGACACAGCCAATGGCGTTTTGACAGCGACTCGTTGAAGTGATTCAATGCACGCCTGCCGATGCCGCTCAATCAGGCCGCCGCTGTAGCTGACGGTTCCCGCGAAACTCACGTCAATCGGCCGATCCGTGTTCGCGGCCCGCTCGTCACCGTACTGCAAAATCCGCTGGCAATGCTCATAAGCCCCGAAGTTAAACGGCACGCTGATCCGTTCCAGCCGGTCGATCGGCACCTGCTTCGGCCAACGCGGCTCTTCAAAAGGCACACCGAACGCCTCGGCGATCAGCTTTTCCTGATAGCGGCCGTTGTACCGATTCCATAGCCACGGATCGGCATACTTCGACGTCTTGAATACCTTTGCCGGTGGGCAGTCCGAGCACAGCAGCCGTCGCGTGATGCCGGTGATGTTCGCTCCGTCCAAGCGTTCGACCAGAATGTAAGGCACGCCGAACGATTGAACCTCAGTGAGCAACCGGCCCACGCCGTCGCTGTTCGCGTCCTCAAGGCAGAGTTGCTGGACAATAATCAGATCAAACGATCTGCCGCAAAGTAAATCGAAGTCGACAAGATCAACATCGTGGTTTTCGGCGACAATTTCCAGCATCCGGCGAAGCGCGACCGCTTGGGCGTTGTGTGCGAGGCGGAGGGCGATTCTCATTGTTTTTTATCCGGCCGTGTTTTGGCGACGGCCTCTTTGAGACGTTTGAGCAATCGGTGTGTGTATGCCGACCCGTACAGTCCACTGCGATAGGCGTCATCCAGCCCGCGAAGATAAAACCTCCGCAGGTCGATCAATTCCCAATGAGAGAATTCGAGTCGGACTCGCTTCGCTTTCCTCATCCCCCCTCAATACAACTCCGCGACATGGCTGTCAAATTTGCCAAAAGTTTGACGAGCATGTCCGGAACCGGCAGAATGCAGCAACTCCCGGTCGTGCGTCACAGCATGAAAGATTTCCAGATTTGGTCACGGCTCCTGTTTACTGATAAAGAGCCTGACTGGCGGCAGCGTGCCGCGTGCGGAAATTACGGAACCGACGTGCGGCCGGGAGAATTTTGAGGCGACAAAATGAGCGGAGAAGGCGAGCTTTGGATTAGTCGAGACGAAGAACCCAATTACTACTCGAAGTTTATTTTCTTCTGGGGCGGCGAGCCCACGCTGGAGGCTGGCAGCGAGGGCTTCATTTCCACAGGGGGATCGCTCGGCTGCTTTTCGGTTTCGATGTTTCCGCACCCGATTCTGCCAGGGACAAAGAAACGGATCGAAGGCCTCACGATCGTGGAGGAAGATGAAGTCGATGACCAGCGAGCGGACGAATCGGCTTTTGATTACGGAGATCAACAATGATCACAATCTGCCTCACGACATGGCCGCGGAGCAAGGAACGGGTCGAGTATTGCAAACAGGCGATCACGTCTGTTGCGTACAGAACTAAAAGCTTTGGCGACCTTCGCCATCATGTCGAAATTGTCTGCTCGATTGAGTCGCAGGAAGTCTCTCAGTCCGCAATGCGTGATCTGACCGATTTCCTCTTCAATTCGACGGTCCGTTGGAGCGTCAAGAGAACGCCTGCCAATCTCGGTGCCAACCTCAATCGCGTAATGATGGGAGCCATCTGGCTCGGTGCCGACTATATCCTCCTGATGGACGACGACTACATGGTTCCGGCCCCGCTCGACCTCTCGCCGTACTGCGACTTTCTCGACGCCAATCAAAAGTTCGCGATGGTCCGCCTGTCGTGGACCGTGATCCCGGCAGGCGACCCGCGGAGCCACTGGATCAAGTTCAAGCCGGGCGAGATCGAGATGCCCAACGGCGGCAAGTTGCTCGAAGTCGACCCGCAGAGCACGTACTTTTACGCTCAGCAGCCTCACTTGCGACGGGCCAAGTTCCATCAGGAGTACGGCTGGCACAAAGAGGGCGGCAACCACGGCGAGCCGGAGTGTGAGTTGAACGCGGCGATCAAGGCCGGCAAGTGGCGAATGGCCGCGAGTCCCGTGCAGTTGTTCAAGGACTGTGGGGCTGTGAGTTCGATTAGCGATGTGGAGAGGTGGGCATGACCGGCAATATCGAGGACGCAGAGGAAAAACTGCCTAAGGCCAGAGATGACGCCGAGCGTGTCCTAATCGCTCTTTATTGCATGACCGATGGCGATCATACGATTCAAGGAATTTATGTTTGGCTCTGCCTTCGCGGCTACGAACTCGGCGGAGATCGGATTAAAGAGGCACTGGAGCGACTTAAAACCAAGGGGCTTGTCGCAAAGGGACACTATGACTGACGAACGACCGTTGAGCGATGCGGAGTTGGACGCGATCTGCTACCGCGTAAAGACATGGAGCCCGGAAGATCCGAGCTACGGAGCGGAGGGCATGATCTGCGATGAGCTTCCCCGCGTGGTCGCTGCCTTGCGTCTGGCGAGAGCGGCGATACTGGAGATGGTGCCGCTAGACATGCTCTTGTCTGTGGCTGGCGTAACCGCAAACGGACCGGCCATGGAATTCTCTCCGACGATCCGGCGTGACAAGGCCCGCCGCATCCTGCGGGCGTTGGGGAAAAGCGAATGAAAGACAGGGTCGTTTGGTGGCCAAAAATCAAGGTTTGGCCCAAGTCGAAGAAAAAGCAGCGGAAGCGACTTGCCAAGCTTCAAAAGGCCCTCTTTCCAATCGTGGTCGCGGCGGTTACAACGAAGATCGTCACGGCACCGGAAGAAACGAGAGTCTTCGGATTCCAAGGCGAATCGGTCACGAAAGAGGGGTGATTTATCGCTCTCAACTATCTCGGCACAGGCGGTATTTTCCCGATCCTTGGCAAACTGATCGGCCGCGTGAATTCGTACTACAATTTCGGTGCCACGACACTGCCAACGGACCTCGACACACTCATCGCCGCGATTTCAGCCGGAAACTTCGGCGACATCCTCTCACCGCTGCCGGGGTACTACTCGACCGCACAATCCGCGATCGCGTCAATCCGCCAGTCGGTCGCCAATCTAGCCAACAATCGGATGCTCGAATCGGACGTGACCACGGGCCTAGGCGTGACGCAGACGAACATCGCAAGCGTGATGGCCGCGTTCCTCCCTCAGATGAAGTCCGACACGCAAACTGTTCTCAACAACAACGTGACCATCGGCACGGTCACGGCGGCCGGATCGAACACCGGCAACGGCGTGGTGATGATCTCTCCCATCCTGGACGGCGTCACGGCTCCAGCCAAGTTCGCCGCGGCTCAAGCGGTTTACAACGGCGTGTCGAGCGAACTGCCAATAGCTGAGACAATGACGCTGACCTGCGTCAACGATTCGTACAGCGGCAACGTCACGGCCGGGCAAGAGCAGTTCCAGATCACGGGTCCGCTCGGCCAATCAAACGTCTGGGGCGTGGGTACGGAAGGCACCGGACAAGGCCCGACGATCAAGACGCTTCAGGCCGGTACGCAGTTGCAGAACATGGGATTCACGACGTTTGCTGGAAGCGTTCCAACCGGCTGGACGCTTGCGGCTGGTGCGGCCCCTGCGAACTGCCTGCAAGACACGTCGACCACGTTCTTTGGCGGATCGTCCGTGCAATTGCTCGGCGACGGCACGACAGCCACGATTCAACTGACGCAGGTGCCGAATCGGCTCGTTCCGATGAAGCGGTATTGCTTCTGCGTCTGGTATCAGGCGTCAGTCGCGGCCACGTCCGCACAGCAGTTGTTGATCGAATTCACGGGCACCGGGTACACAGCGGCATCGAGTGAGAAGATTTCGATCGCTGGCAACGCTTGGGCGACGACTTGGACGCTGGTGAGCTTTTATATCAACCTCCCGGCGACACTGCCCGCCAATTTCACACTGACGATCACGTTGAGCGGCACTGTTCCAAGCGGAAC